GGTGCCGAACCATCAAACAACTTCCTTGGTGGTCTACAGGGCAAGTATGGTAATCTGCCGCTTGCAGAAGGACCTGCGAAGATGGGCGAACCACAAATTAGCCCAGCACAAATCGCAGCACTGAACATGGAAAAAACAATCTATGACCAGCTTATGGATACTAACGCGGTAAACGTGTTTTGTAATGCTATTTTTGAATCGTCTCTTCTTGGCACAGGAATTGTCAAAGGGCCGTTCAATTTTTACAAGCGTGTCCACAAGTGGGGCCGCGACGATGAGGGCAATCGTGAATACCAGCCCTACGAAAAGGTTGTACCTAGAATTGAAATGGTGTCTGCGTGGGATTTCCACCCTGACCCGTCAGCTACAAGCATCGATGACTGTGAATACGTCATAGAACGTCACAGATTCAATCGTCAGCAACTACGTGCCTTGATTAAGCGTCCGCATTTCATTGCAGAAGCTATCGAAGAGTGCTTGGCGAAAGGTCCTAATTACGAGGACAAATACTACGAGGATACTATTCGCGAGGATGAAACCGAGCCGTACGTATCTGAAAGCCGCTATGAGGTTCTGGAATACTGGGGTGTTCTTGACTCTAAACTTGCAAGAGCGGCAGGGTTTGCGGAAGCAGACATGATGTCTGAGTTCGATGAACTTCAGGTAAACATCTGGGTTTGCGGAAACATGATTCTGCGCTGTGTCTTGAACCCTTTCACCCCAGCCCGTATTCCGTATCAGGTGTTCCCGTACGAAGTCAACCCATATCAGCTATGGGGTGTCGGCGTTGCTGAGAACATGGAAGATGCACAGAAGCTGATGAACGGTCACGTTCGGATGGCAATCGACAATCTTGCACTGGCAGGTAACCTAGTTTTCGATGTAGACGAGGCTAGCCTTGTTCCCGGTCAGAACATGGATATCTTCCCCGGCAAGATATTCCGTCGTCAGTCTGGTGTGACTGGTACTGCAATCAACGGCCTCAAGTTTCCTAACACTGCTGGTGAAAACTTGCAGATGTATCAGATTAGCCGCCAGTTGGCTGACGAAGAAACAGGCATACCGTCGATTGTACACGGTCAAACAGGCGTTAGTGGTACAGGACGTACCGCAGCAGGTCTATCCATGCTGATGGGGTCTGCAGGGCTGTCCATGAAGACTGTGGTTAAGAACATAGATGATATGTTGCTCAAGCCACTAGGAGAGGCGTATTTCCAATGGAACATGCAGTTCAACAAAGATGCGCCGGACATAGTAGGCGACTTAGAGATAAAACCAAGGGGTGTTGCGGCTGTTATGCAGAAGGAAGTTCGCAGCCAACGCTTGACGACCCTGTTGCAGACAGTATCGAACCCGATGCTAGCACCATTTGTCAAGATACCAAACCTGATGAGAGAACTGGCAATATCACAGGACATCGACCCTGATAGCCTAGTGAACGATGCCAACGAAGCACAACTCTATGCGAAGATGTTACAAGGGATGATGGCAAATGCTCAACAAGCAGCAAGCGCAGAAGCTGGCCCCGCTGGTGAACAACAAGGAATGGCCCCTGATGGAGGAGTACCTGCAGGAAATCAGGGAGTCGATGATTCGGGCCGTGGTAACGGCACAATCGGAGTCGGAACTGCGCCAAGTGCAGGGGAAGCTGGCTTTAGTGGAAATGCTCCTCAAGCTGAAGAATAATTACGAGGCGGTAGTAAAGAATGGCTAATCTTTGGGGTACATTTGGAACTGGTACTATCAGCATTGCTGGTGGGGGCGGCAGTAGTTCGTCTACAACACCTGCAACTACAACCAGTGCTACTTCCACTACCCCGACGTTGCCCGGAACAGGTGACAGGATTAATATTGGTCTAGGCCCTAGATTAGGTGCTGGGGCTACGGACACAAGTGGCTTTAGCTTTGTAAAGCAACGTCAACTAACCGCAGCAGACTACGCCTCAAACAAAGTTAATTTTTATAATGAATTTTTAGGACTGCCCAGCCTTGGTACAAGCACAGGCATTGACGTAGATGCTCCTGAAGTAGGAGAGGACGTGTCGATTGCTCCACGGCAGCGAGATACAGGCGACGATGAAGACAGCGGCGATATCTTTGGCGAGGGTACGGCAATAGCTGGAACTACCCAGTTTGATGCTATGAGCGTCGGGTATAACGAACTTAGCGGAACTAGCAAAACGTTCGATGCAGGAAGCTACTCTGAATACCTATCAAACAACGGTATGCAGGATAGAGTTGGGTTTGTAAAGGGTCTTACTGAACCGTTAGCAAACGGTAACTTCAAAAACATCAACCTAGACGCTCTGTCTACCCAAGCAGTAGAAACTGTTTCAGACATACCTGAGAAAACAACCAAGGGTATTGAAAGCTTGAAAACCAAGCAGGGTCGTATGGAAGCCGCTAAAAAGGGCTTTGCCGGGGCCTTTTCTGCTATGGCCCCTCCTATCTTAGGGGGTATAGTAGGCGGTATAATAGGTGGTCAAACCGTTAAAAATGCCTTTGGTGCGAACTCTCTTCGCCCCTCGGGTATATTCGGTGCAGTAGCTGATATGGTACACTCTCGTCAGTATCAGGACATGCAGCTTATACGTGCTGCTGAAGCTGCAAACTCAGCAGACGCGAAGTATGACCCTTTTGGCGACTTATCGTACGCAGGAAGAGCGACAGATACAGGCTTTGCCCTACAGTTTAAAGGTGGCTTTGGTGTTACCCGCAGACCGGGGGCTACTGGATACACAGGAAACACAAATGGCCTGTCTCATCAGCAGCTAAAGAACATGGAAGCTGTATCCAAGGGGTACTTACCACAGTCCTACACTTTCGATACGACTCAGAAGAAAGGCATCTTCGGTCAAAATACAAACGTGACTATCGAAGACTCTGGGGGTGCAATGGCAGGTACGCGAAGCTTCTATACGGCTACAGGCGGGTTTTATGACGGTAGAACAGGTACGTATGCGGCTTCAGGAAGGATGTCCGACCTAGAAGCGTTTGCCGCAACAAACTCTGCTAAGTACGGTATATCCGCTGACGCGGCTAAACAAGCTATTTTTGATGCTCGTGCGGGTAAGGGTAAGGTTGCTGACTTGCTTAGAGATGCACAGGCCGCAGCACAGAAGCAAAGAGTGGATGAGCGGAAGGCCGAAGAGGCTCGGATTGCCGAGGAAGCAAGACAAGCAGAACAAGCCCGTATAGACAGCTTGCGTAGTCGTGTTGACCAAGCGTATAGAGATAGTGACGATGATGATAGCGGTTCAGCCCCTAACATCTCAACAAGCTTCGGGGCTTCTGTGGGTGAGGGTCTGGGTTATGGCTTCTTGGCTGAAGGCGGTGTCGTCGGCATGGCTGCTGGTGGAGCGATGGCTGCGGGTTCTTCCGGGTTTATCGGCGCACCACCAAGTCAAGTACCCGAAGAAAAGACGGTTGCAGACGACCAGCTAACTGAATATCCAGAAGGTACGTTCATCATCAATGCGGCTGCGGTTGAGGAAGCTGGTGAGTCAGATATTATCAAAATGCTCAACGATGCAGAAAAAGAAGCGGTTAGACGCGGAATTGCTATTGACAAATCAGGAAACTCTGCTAAACTAATAGATGTAGCCGTCTCACAAGGTGAAGTAAAGGTTGCACCGTATCTAGCCAAAATCATAGGCTATGACCGTCTCAAAAAAATCAATAATCGTGGAAAGCCCGAAGTTGCCGAACGCCAACGCGAAGCATCTTCCGGCGGATTTATTTAATTCTTATTACCAAAGAATTTGTCAGCTACCCGCAACGCGGCCCTGACGTAACCGAAGCGGCTACCTACAAGCCAAGTAGCCCCGCATCACGAGGTAAAACAAATGGCAAAAGCAAAAGGCCACAGAGCCAACAAACCAAACGACTCATTCGGAGTAACAAATAACGACCAGCTATATCGTGGAAAGTATCGCGATGAAGTCTATCAAGATGAAGAAGACCAAGAACAGGTAGAAGCATCTGAAGACGAGTCAACTGACCCCGCCCCCAAAGAAGCGGCTACTCAGGAAGGCGATAGTTTTGTACCGCAAAAGGAAACGAAAGACGCGGAACACGATTATAAAAAGCGTTATGATGACCTGAAGAAACACTACGACAGCAAAGTAAACGAGTTTAAAGAAGAAATCGCGAATCTTCGGACAGCTATGAATGACCGCGCTGTAGAAATGCCGAGGGGTGTAACACCACCACGAACTCAAGAAGAATTAGAAGAGTTCAAGGAGCGTTATCCTGACGTGTTCGAAGTGGTTCAAACGGTTGCGTCTATACAGACGGAATCTCAGGTATCTAAGCTTCGTGACGAGATTGGTACTATCAAGGAACGGGAACATCAGCTAGAAAAGCAGAAAGCCTACGAGGAACTGCTACGGATGCACCCAGACTTTGATGACATCAAGACCACAGACGAGTTCTTGAAGTGGCTCGAGGAGCAACCCGAAACTCTTTCAGATGGTATTTACAAAAACAATACCGATGCAAGATGGGCGGCTCGTGTAGTTGACCTCTATAAGGCCGATGCTGGTCTTAACAAACCAAAGAAGTCCAAGCGTCAGGAAAGTGCAGCAGATGCTGTTACCAAGACTGCCGCGAGAGAAGTAGCCACTGACCCCAATGCGGGTAAGAAGGTCTTCAAGGCTTCGCAAATCGCCAAGATGAAACCTTGGGAGTTCGAAAAGATGGAATCTGAAATCGCCTCTGCAAGGGCTGAAGGGCGAATCGACTATAACTCTTAATCCTCAAAGGAAGGGATTGAACTATGGCTTTTAACAGAGCAGCAGGTTACAATAACCTGCCATCTGGGAATTTCACACCCGAAATTTTCAGTCAAAAAGTTCTCAAGTTCTTCCGTCGTGCTTCGGTTGCAGAAGATATTACAAATACCGATTACGCTGGCGAAATTGAAAACTTTGGCGATACCGTGCGTATCATTAAGGAACCAACAATCACTGTGTCTTCATACGCTCGTGGTTCAGTGGTAAACCCACAGGACTTAGCTGATGACCAGACAACAATGGTTGTTGACCAAGCAAACGCATTTGCGTTTAAGATTG